CAGTCATCTCGGTCGTGCCCTCAGTAGCCTGAATGGGACGGCCCTTGTACGGCAGACCCAAGCTGACACCCGTGCTGATCGAGAAAGTGATCGCGTTGGTCGCGGCCACATTGATCCTCGTACCGAGGATAACCTTCCAGTACTTCAGGCCAGGAAGGGCTGCTGAAGCTGCCGCCGAGCCTGTGAACCTCTCGCAAAGTGGCTGACCAACGTAGTCATAGCCAATAAGGTCCACTGCGTTCGCGTTGCCAGGGACACCAGACGGAGTGACTGAGACAGTCCTTCCGTACGTGGAGTCGATGACAAGCGGTGAGGCCAAATAAGAGATTGGACCCACAGCACCCTGAGCACTAATCAGTGTGGCAAGTGCGCCAGCCGCAGCAGGAGTACCGAGGTCGAACCGAGTAGGTCCGAGCCCGATTACGCTCGCTGACAACTGCATCGCCGGGACGTAGTTGTTGATCCCGATCTGTGTGAAGCGTCGATCTCTGAACATTTATGCAGCCTCCTCAGGCTCGATTTGTTCAGGCATCAGTACAGGGCCGGTCTTGGCCGTTGCAAGTCTGATGACTGCCTTCTCCATCGTCTCCAGTGCCCCACGCCGAGTCGCTTCATCCTGGGAAAGAAGCAAGCGACCAATAGGGCTGTTAGGATCGTTAAGCCCTTGCAGGTTAACGATTGGTGGTTGCCCATCGAGGCCATAGTGCCTCAACTCCTCTTTGTCCCTGAGCCGAATGACGTGGCCTCTCGGGAAGTATACGAGGTAACCAGCAGGCTCCTCGTGCATCTTCGTCTTGAGGCCCTCCTTCTTACTCCAGGTAGTGATAGGCCGCTTCACAGTGCCGATAGTCTCCGCGAGATCGACGACCACGTAAGCGAGCCGCGCGCCTGATGTTCCAACCGGAACCATGTATGACTCCTACACTAGTTAGTGAGATAGGCGTGCGTGCGGTACTGACGCCAGCTACACAGCTGACCCTCCCACACAACGCGACGGCCCGTAGCGTCGGTATCCCACGGAGCTACGAGTTGCTTGATCTTCATGTTGACGCCCCTGAGGACGTGCAGCGTGAGATATTCCTCGTTCACGAAGTACGCGACGTTCGCCGGGAGCTTCTCATCGAACAGAAGCGGCTTCCCGTTGTGGGTCGTGCCGACGATGCCGAGATTGACGAGCTTCTTGCCAGTGCCCGTCTCGCCGAGTTGGATCACGGCCTTATCGCGCGCCGCTGCCTTGTGCATACGGTAGATGTTGCGGCCTGCGAAGATCACGGTCGGCTGAGGCGAGGCTTGCCCGTCACTCGACCGATTGAGGTCTAGTTCGATGATGTCGTCGAAGGCTTCCTCGATGTTCTCCGGCGAGAGCGTGCCGGCGAAGTTGTACGAGGACGAACGCCATTGAGCTTCTGACGCCAACGAAATACCACCCACCGAGCCCGTAGTTGGGTCCGCAGGAATAAGATTACCCAAACCATTGGGGTCCGTCCCTGTGCCAATACTGGTGTGATAGGTAGCGAACTGACGGCTAATGCTTTCGTCAAGGGCCATGATCTTGCCCTTGAGGATTTTGAAGATGGCTGCTCGTCCTTGGTTTTCGTCTTCTTCCTGATCCGAGATGATCAGCGAACCTACGACGCGACTCATGGCGTAAGCAACGGTCGTAAATTCGTTCGTCTGGTTGACCGGCACCTGATCGTAGTACTGCATCGAGGTGACGTTTGGGTTGAGCCCCACGATAAGCGGGTTGGTGATGGAAGGACCACCATCCTCGACCACTACGCGCTTCTTGGCGTGGAGATAGGCACTGACGGTCCCGGAAATCGCCGAAGCCATGATAAGCTTCGCCCGACTCCGTGTCAGCATTGCATTGATCACGGTATCAAGGGCAGGCATGTAAAGTCTCCAGTGTTTGAGTCATACAGGCTATTTGACCTGAAACCCTGCTTTCGTCATCGCGTCTCGCACGATTTGATCGTAGGTATCGGTCACCGGAGCGAGGTCGGGATTACCTCCACCATTAGTGGGGGAGCCCCTTCCACGCGGGAGACTTCGCTGTTGCGAGTTCTGGGGACGCCGCCTATCTTGCGGGTTCTGAGAGAAGTGAAGCTGGATTCTGGCCCAAATCTCCCCCATCGTCATATCGGGGAACTGCTGGAGAGTTTGGGTAAACACCGGAATGTATTCACGCGCTTCCGGGTTCTGATCGAAGAAACCGTCTACTTGCTGCTTGACGCGGTTGAGGTGCTCGTTACGCTGCCTCGTAGCTTCCGCCTGCCGCCTCTCGTTCTCAGTACGCTGCTTGAGAGGGTTCATTGCAGTCCCAAGTTCCTCCTTAATCATCTTGACTAAGGCTTGGGGATCGACGCCTCCTTGCAATCCTAGCTCTGCTACATTTATACCATTAGTTGCGGCTCTTGTCAAGATGTTTTTTAGGGCCTCTTTTGGGTTGTCCCGAAGCTGTGTGTACAGTCTGAACGCCGTTAGCTGCTCGTTTTGCTCGAGTCCGAACTGCTTCATCGCCGCGGCGTTAGCCTTGTGCTGCTCGAGTTCGCGGTGCAGTCCCTGACCAATCTCCACTGCACGCCGAAGGCGGCCCGTAACATCGTTCAGCTGACCTTGTATTGTCTGCGCTTGCCCACGCGCCTTGTGGAGGTCTTGATAGAGGCGAGCTTCCTTGCCTGAGCGAGCAACAATCCGACCCGTCGCAGGATCAATGAGATTTCCCTTTCCGTCGGATTTGACTTCAGCGCGCGACGGAATGCGAGGCGGTGTATGACTCGTACGGCCCTCGTTCTCGAGTGCAAGATTGTCTCCCTCTACGTGACCGGAACCTTCGTCATCACCACCCTCGTGGCCCGGTCCCAGGTCCTCGTTTCCACTCCCTTCCCCATCGTCGGTCAAGCCGAGTTCCTCTCGGGACAGACCGAGGTTCGAGAATACTGCGTCCTCTGCCGCTTGATTCGACAGGTTCTTGTCTTCGCCGGCCATTTACTGAACTCCTCCTGTTTGTCCATGAATGAAGCTTAGGATGTCCTGAGGCGTCGCCCCAGAGTTGCTCATCCCAACCACTTGCTGCTTCGTCTCTGGTGAAGCGTTCCTCGCACGTTCCATCAAATCTTGTGCGCTTGTTCCTGCTGTTGGTGGCCTCCCTGCTTGTGTGACTACTCCACCGCCTCCCCCTCCTCCAGGCTGAGCCGGTTGTCCTTTCATCATGCTCGCCTGTATCTCATTGGTCAGCATCGACCAATCTTCCGGCTTGATTGCCACTTCTGTGAATGCTTGTGAGAGGACTCGAAGCATGATCTGTGTAACCGCACCCGGAGCCGCGCGAGCAAACTGCCCGACAGCCTGTGCCACTTCGATCGCCTCTTTCTTCTTGAAGACACTGTTCGGCTTCTCCATGCTTCCTGCAACCACGTTGATGCTGTATTGCCGCGTGAATTGCTGCACACTCATCTGTGTCCAAACCTGTGCCATGTCGTCTCCGACGAGGCTTGCAACGTCCTCTCTCGTTAAGTTCTGCACGCACAGTTCGGCAAGTGCCAGCGCAATGTCGGCCACGGTATCTTCAATAATGTCCACCTTGGCACCGACAGCAAGTCTCATGCTCTCCTGATACGACTGAACGCTTGCCACGTTGGTATTGGTCTTGAATTGAACACCGCGAAGCGCATCACTTGTGTTCGTGATCCGGTTCACAGCATCCATGATCTTCGGCTTGTCGAACAACTGCTCGTACTGCAACGACGGAGGCGCGAAGGCTTGGATCATGTCCTGTATCTTACCCTGCTCGCCAGCTTTGACACCCAGCAGCGTGGCGAGTTCTGTACCTTCACCTCGAATGCTGCGAACGAATTTGTCCGCTTCGTCTGGAGTGATCACGTCCGAGTTGTAGTAGAAGTAGTTGAACACAGATCGACGTATCCTCGCCATCTGACGATTGATGTCGTTAATCTCGTCCTGCTGATCGAGGATGTACGCACTCTCACCGACACAGACCGTTCCGCCTGTGCTCATCGTGAAGCTGATAATGAAGTATGGGAAGAACCGCGTGATCCCTAACGGATCATCCCACACCCACAACGGCCACGTCCAATCATCGCAGTGGAACAGCATCACTCGACGAGTATGCCGATCCCACAGCAACTTGCACTCTGTATAGTACTGATCGACATATGCCTGTCGTCCTTCCTCCTGAAAGCTTACCACGTCCTGATTGCCGCTCAGGGCTTGCAGCACCATGCCCAGGCCGTCGTCGCGCGAGCCTCCTGCACCTTCCACAAACACAGCCTTGTGTGTGGGCTTGTACAGAAGCTTCCTGAGCCCTTCCTTGTCGTTGTCGTCCTCCTTGTATGTGAACCGTGCAGTCAGTCCTGCCGTCGGGAAGAACACGGTCTCAAGCATCCACGTAGCGTCAGCCCCATCAGCTTGTTCAGCATAAGGGTCGATGATCAGATTGTGCGGCATCACATTGCCAAGGCTCGGTCCCCCAGGCTTGAGCACTTCCATGCTCGCCTCGAGGCTCTCGAGTTGTCCGTAGATGTCCTCGACCTCGTTCTGGTTCTTCGCATTGACGAGTTCGTTACTGATCCTCTGTAGCTCACGTGCAGCCGTCTCGATAGAATCATCCTTCTTCGT